TTTAGTCCAAGATAGAAGGACAAAACAAATATATGAAACACCACAAGTTTTATATATGATGATATCAGCCACATTGTTTAGTGCGTATAAAGAAAATAGAATTAAATATGTAAAGGAATATTACGATGCGATTAGTCAATTTTATATCTCATTACCTACACCAATTATGGCAGGAGTTAGAACGCCGACACGTCAGTTTTCTAGTTGTGTACTTATCGAGTCTGGCGATAGCCTCGACAGTATTAATGCTACTGCTACTTCGATCGTTAGATACATAAGTAAAAAGGCAGGTATTGGAATAGGCTCAGGTTCTATAAGGGCAATAGGTTCAAAGATTGGAGATGGTTCTGTTGTTCATACAGGGTTAATTCCATTCTTAAAATATTTCCAATCAGCTGTAAAATCCTGCTCTCAGGGAGGTGTAAGAGGAGGAGCTGCAACTGTATACCTGCCCTTATGGCATTATGAGTTTGAAGACTTAGTAGTATTAAAAAATAATAAAGGTACTGAAGAAACAAGAGTACGTCACATGGATTATGCATTTCAATTTAATAAATTAATGTATGAAAGATTATTGGAGGGTGGTAATATAACATTCTTTGACCCTAATGATGTACCAGGTTTATATGATGCTTTCTTTGCAGACCAAGAAAAATTCCAAGAACTATATGAGAAATATGAAAGGGCTACATCTATTCGTAAGAAAAGTTTACCAGCAATTGATGTATTTCAAATGTTCTTAACAGAAAGAAAAGATACTGGTAGAATATATCTTATGAATGTAGACCATGCAAATGACCATGGCGCATTTGATGCAGATAAAGCACCAATAAGAATGAGTAATTTATGTTGTGAAATAGATTTACCTACCACACCTTTGGATTCTTATGATGATGAAACAGGTGAGATTTCTTTATGTACTTTATCAGCAATAAATTGGGGACTTATAAATGAACCACATGAATTTGAAAAATATTGTAATCTTGCTGTTCGTGCTCTTGACGAGCTACTTGATTATCAATCATATCCAATTCCTGCAGCAAGAAAAGGAACTGAGAATAGACGCCCCCTTGGTGTGGGAATCATTAACCTGGCATATTTCTTAGCAAAAAGAGATTTAAAGTATGATGAATCAGCATATAAAATTGTAGATGAATATGCTGAAGCTTGGAGTTATTACTTAATTAAAGCATCAGCTGATTTAGCTGAAGAAAAAGGTGCATGTTTATCATCAAATGAGACAAAATATGCCCGTGGAAAACTCCCAAATGATACATATAAAAGAGCGATAAATAATTTAATAAAGCATGAGGAACGATTACCTTGGAAAGCTTTGCGAGAGCAACTCATAGAAAATGGAATACGAAACTCAACTTTAATGGCATTAATGCCGGCTGAAACAAGCGCTCAGATTAGTAATAGTACTAATGGTATTGAACCTCCTAGAGCTTTAGTATCATACAAACAAAGTAAAGATGGTGTAATGGCACAGGTTGTCCCTGGCGTATATCACTTAAAAAATAAGTACGATTTACTATGGGACCAAAAATCACCACAAGGCTATTTAGCTATTTGTGGAATACTACAAAAATATATAGACCAGGGAATCTCGGTCAATACATCTTATAATCCAGAACACTATGAGGATAATAAGATTCCAATGTCTGAGATGATTACTGATTTAGTGACTGCTTATAAGTATGGTCTAAAACAATTATATTACTTTAACACATATGACGGAGCCGGAGAAATAGAAGATGAGCCAATCCAAATCAACGAAGAAACAATTGACGAAGAAGACTGCGATTCCTGCGTCATCTGAAGATTGGTGTATGCTACCTGATGTTGAAGAATTAGAGAAAATAGTAAATAGAGAATTAAAAAAATTAGAGGAGTGGGAAATTGCCAATTCTAAAAAAGAATAAACAATCACATTTAAAAAAGAATATGTTTTTTGATGAGGGTGTTGACATCGCTAGGTACGATCAAGTTAAATATCCACAAATAGAAAAAATAACAGAAAAACAATTAGGATTCTTCTGGAGACCGGAAGAAGTCGATGTGTCAAAAGACAAAAAGGATTTCCATGATTTATCGAAACACGAACAACACATATTCACGTCTAACCTCAAACGTCAAATACTACTGGACTCTGTTCAAGGTCGGGCCCCGAACCTTGCTTTCCTTCCTATATGTTCGTTACCCGAGCTTGAAAACTGGATTGAAACTTGGTCGTTTTTTGAAACGATTCATTCTCGTTCTTATACTCATATTATTAGGAATATATATCCGAACCCTAGTATAGTATTTGATTCTATGTTGGATGTAAAAGAAATAGTTGAATGTGGCAATGATATTGCTGCTTATTACGATGATTTGATTACAAATAGTAATGGTCCTACAAATAAAAAAGACCATAAAAAATCGTTATGGATGTGTATGATGTCAGCGAATGCTCTAGAAGGTATTCGTTTTTACGTATCCTTTGCCTGCAGTTGGGCATTCGCTGAGCTTAAAAAGATGGAAGGTAATGCAAAGATTATTAAGTTTATTGCTAGAGATGAGAATACTCATTTGGCTGGAACAACAACTCTACTCAAACTTATGAGAAGAGAAGATAAAGAGATGGAAAAAATAGCAAAGGAATCAGAAAAAGAATGTACTGATTTATTTGTAAAGGTTATAGAACAAGAAAAAGAATGGGCTGAGTATCTATTTAGAAATGGCTCAATGATTGGTTTAAATGAATCAATATTAAAAGATTATGTTGAATGGGTAGGTTCAAAAAGAATGAGAGCTGTTGGATTAACATCTCCCTACTCAGTACCACAAGCTAATCCATTACCATGGACTGAAAAATGGATAGCAGGTGGAAACGTTCAAGTAGCACCACAAGAAACTGAGATTAGTTCTTATGTTGTTGGTGGTGTTAAAAAGGATGTTGATGATAATACATTAAAAGGATTGAGTTTGTGAAGGAAAAAAAGATTTTACAAGCAGTCAATTTAGCCCCTAGTGAATCTTGGGTTGAAAGAATAGAAGAAGTCCATCCAATGAGACAAGTTGCTATTATGTCAGTAGTACAAGTAGTTGTGTTTGGATTGATGCTATTAGCATTTTATTTAATAGGAGAAGTTGTAGAATGAAAGAATTAGGAATGGTATTAATGGGTTGTATGGCAATAGGATTATTTTTTGCTGCCAAAGTATATCCAAATTTAGAATACACTGGAGTTGGCGGAGGCCACTCATGTACAGGAGAATGTTATGAAGAATATGTTAAAATTAATGGCACGGCTGTTGAGATTGAACAAAGGAAAAAAGCCCTCGCTGAAACAGACCCATTCAGTTCCATTAAAGGACTTTGGGCCGGTTGCGCCGCATGTCATGGACAAAATGGTGAAGGAATGGCAGTCTTTCCCGCGCTTGCCGGAAGAGATGCATCGTATATTAAAGAACGCTTATATCAATACAAAAACAGAGAAACAGTAGGTAATATGAGTTCTACAATGTGGGCACAAGCTGGTATGTTATCAGATAGTGATATAGATACTATAGGACAATTTATTCAGGAGACAATGAAATGATTGAAATATACGGCAAACCACAATGTCCATTTTGTGATAGAGCAAAAGCTTTATGCGAACAAAAAGGATTAGAATATACATATAAATCTTTAGGCACAGATTTTGGTAGAGATGAAATGCTATCAACATTTCCTGGTGCAAGAACTTTCCCACAAATTATATTAGATGGTAATAAAATTGGTGGGTATACTGAATTAGCAACATTGGTAAATAATCCAAAATGAAACTAGAATGCGAATACTGTTATAATTCTTTCGTCATAAAACCAGACGATAGAGATGTTAAAGTGAATTTTTGTCCGCATTGTGGAGAACCACAAAACGAAAACGACAATGAGTTAGACTTTAACTATTATGATAATGATTAGCCCTTGGTATTATGAAGGAAGACCATACGAACCTCCAGAAGATTTTAGTTCGGATGACTATTATGGCTTTGTTTACTGCATTACTAATCGTGGCACGAATAGAAAATATATTGGAAAAAAATTTTTCTGGTCCAAGAAAACCTTACCTATCACCAAAACCCGAAAACGTAGAAAACGTTTATTAGTTGAATCAGATTGGAGAGATTACTTTGGTTCAAATAAACAATTAAATGAAGAAGTCACAGTTCAAGGAAAAGATATCTATCATAGAGAAATACTTTACCTATGTAAATCAAAAGGTGAATGCGCTTATTTGGAAGCTAAGGAACAATTCGATAGAGAAGTACTTGGCAGTGATGACTACTATAATGGTATTATTAATGTTAGGATTGGTGCAAATAGTGTAAAAAAACTGTTTACAAACGACTAAAACTGTGATATAATATACATACAATGGCAAAAATAATAAAATTTCCTACGCCGCATGAAAGGAAAATGAAAGAAACTGCAGATTTATTACAAGAATCTGAAGATGCAGTTTACGCGGCAAGTAACGAATGTGTTGAAATGACACAAGAGTTTTTATCTAACTTAGAACATCTAATACACGATGGTATTATATCAGATTGGCCTGCATTTCAAAGTATGGAATTTAGGAATGAAGAATATCCTGAGTCAAGAGATGTATATGTTCTTGTAAACATGTTTAACGCAATGTTAAATAGACATTTAGGTATTCCACACGAACTACATCGAGAGTTCGATAGGTTATTTGTAAAAATAAAAAAAGTAGCCGAACAAAACAGAGATATTAGAGATAAAATGGAAGACATGGAAGTTTTCTTTGATACCGATTTTAATTTACCAGGAGATGATGATGATACTACTTGATTTTAACCAAATAGCTTTATCCAATATTTTTATTCAAAAGTTAAATGATGAAAATATGATAAGGCATATGATTCTTAATTCTATAAGAATGTATAATAAAAAATATAGAGATGAATATGGACAAATGGTTATATGCTGTGATGGTATGAATACATGGCGTAGAGATTATTTCCCTGAGTATAAAGCAAATAGAAAGAAACACAGAGATACTGATGATTCTCAAGATTGGGGTGAAGTATTTAGAGTACTAGATTTAGTACGTACTGAAATCAAAGAGTATCTACCATATAAAGTTATTCACATGGAAGGATGTGAAGCTGATGATATTATAGGAGCACTTACTTTAAAAACACAAGAGTTTGGACAAGATGAACCTATTATTATTATATCATCTGATAAAGATTTTATACAACTACAAAAGTTTAAGAACGTTAAACAGTTCTCACCTATGCAGAAAAAAATAGTAAAGGATAAGGATGGTAATCCTAGGATTTACTTATTTAATCATATTATGAGAGGTGATGCTGGGGATGGTATACCAAACGTTTTATCAGCTGATGATACATTTATCAGTGAAAAGAACCAATCACCTTTAAGACAAACAAGGATTGATGATTGGTTAGAAAAGTCAGATAACCTCAGAGAGTGTATGGATGACAATACCTATAGGAATTATCAAAGGAATAAAAAGTTAATAGATTTAACCGAAATCCCTGAAGATATCGTACAAAACATTATAAATACTTTTATAGAACAACCGATCGCACCGCGTATGAAAGTTCTAAATTATTTAATAAAGAAAAGATGTAATCAATTGATTGAAGTCGTGGAGGAATTTTACAATGGCGAAACCGTTAATCTCAGAAGTTCTTAAGAAATGTGGAAAACTCAAATCTAAAAAAGAGAGAGTAGAGTTTCTTAGAAAGAATAATCACCCAGCAATAAGGGATGTCCTTAGAGTTGCATTTGACGATGATATCGTTAGCTTGCTACCAGAAGGTATACCACCTTATCAAAGAGACGATGCCCCAAAAGGGTATGAGTACCAAACTCTGTATAGAGCACACAGAAGATTTAAATACTTTTTCAAAGGACCAATAGCTAATGAATTAAAAGCTGTTAGAAGAGAAAGTATGTTTATAAGTTTACTAGAGTCATTACATGCAGAAGATGCAGATATGCTCTGTTTAGCTAAAGATAAAAAGCTAAAAATAACCGGCATTACTAAAAAACTAGTTAGTGATGCTTTTCCAAACCTAATAATAAAATAGGAGGCACGCCTATAGATATATCCCTTTGTTATGATTTATTAATAATCAAAATATAAAGGAGGTGGTTTACAAATCTATAAAACTGTGATATAATATATACTATGA